CGTTCGGGACGAGGGGGTCGCAGGTTCAAATCCTGCCACTCCGACCAAAATTTCCCGAGATATCGCAAGTAGTTAGAGACAGGGCCGGATCGGCCCTTTTTCTTTTCCGGACAGAAACCCGGACAGAAACAGCGGAAGTTTCGGGGTTCAGTAGCCATCACGGCCGAGACGGTGGCGGTGGCGCCGCGGCCCACCGGTCAAGGATCGCCTCGATCCGACCGACGCCTCGTGCGACGTTTCGAAGATCGGCCGCAAGCTCGGCGGTCTTCTGCCGATCCTCAGCAGCCGATCGGCGCGCCTCGCGTGCTTCTGCCTCGACCTTGTCGATCCGGATCTCGATACGAGAGATCGCTTCAGACGCCCTAGTGTCGGCATTGCTGGCATCGCGCCACCAGACAAGCCCCGCAAGGCCAATAGTGAAGCAAACAGGGATCGCCGCGCCGACGACACGATCCCAGAGCTTGCCGTCCCGGTTGACACGAAGGTTCATTCCGCCCTCCATCCACAGGCGCCGATCCCGCGAGCATTGTGTTGGTCGACCTGCTCGCGCGTCTTCTGCGTGTCGTTCTTGGAGCCGTAGATCGGGCGAAAGATCGTGCAGCCGTCAGTCGTCGCGATCGAAGGCGCGCACGCCGCTGTCATCGCCGCGATCAAGGCGGCGCAACTCAGTGTCAGCGCGCTTTTCAGCATCGCGCGTTCCTTTCTCGATCTGCTGCAGTGTTTCGGTCTTGCCGCGGTCGTAGGCGGCATCCGTCGCGCGCCAGTACCAGAGCGCGACGACGACGATGGCGGCAAGGATCAGCCAGACCTTGGCCGGGACAAGCCTGAGGAGCGCGAGGATAGGCATCACAAGCCATCCAGGCACATCGCCCGTTCCTGCTGACGACGGCGCGTCAGGCCGGGCATGACGATGCCGCCGGCGCGGTTCCACTTCAGGAAGGCGTCGCAGGCTGCGCGGGTCTGGCCCGCATTCTGCAGGCGCGCGGCGCTCGACTTGCAGTAGGCGCCGGTACCGATGTTGTAGGTCAGCGAGAGGTGCGCGACGTAGCGCGGCGCCGGCATCTCCTTGGCGGAGGGGACGCAGCGTTCCAGGGCATTGCCGAACTCGTCAGCCCGCGCGACCAGCATCGCCTTGCATTGATCAAGGCTGAACCGCATCCCCGGCCGGATCGGTGCGCCGTCCTCGGTGCGCGTCTCGCCGTAGCAGACGGTCCAGGGATAGCCCTTCGTCGCCGGATCGGGATAGGCGCTCTGCCGCAGGCCTTCGAAGCCGCCCAGCGTCGCGACAGCCAGCGCGGCCACGGTCGCGCTCTTCCTCACGCGGCTCATTTCGCGCTTCCCGAGACGGTGCGCTGTGCGACGAACCGCGCCGCTGCGGCTGCAAGGCTGACGAGGCCGGCAAGGACGGCGAAGGTCAGGCGTGGAATTGGCGGGTTGTCGACGAAGACTTGAACGACGACCTCAGCCGCGCTGAGCACGCCTGCCAGTGCAGACAAGCGAATCGACCAGGCATAGCGCAGCACGCGCCGCCAGTTGCTGACGAGGCTCATGGATAAACTCCAGATATGGGGAAGCGCTAGAAGGTGGCTGGATGACAAGCCGATACGATCGGGTCAGTTGGCCCAGGCGGCGATGAAGAGCTGGTCGATCTCGCTGGCCGACATGCTGAACTCGCCCGCGCCCCACGCGATGAAATCGCTGTCGCGGCGCCATTCGGGCTGCTCGAACCGCAGCCGCGTCATCTCGCGTTGGGCCAGATCTTCGATCAGGGCGATCTTGTCCCGGATCGCCTGCTCGGTGATGCCAACGCTGAGCAGCGCGATCAGACCCTGATGTCGCAGCACCGCCTCCGGCACCTGCGGTGGCGGTGGAGCATAGGCCGCGATCACGAGACCGGCCGCAAGCAGCGCGGCGTAATGGCGATTCCTCTCATCCTTCGGGAACGTCGCCGGCTCGCCGTCCACCACCGCCGTGACGGCGCTTTCAGCGGAATTCGCCCAGCGGGGATCGATAAAATCCATGGTCTAGAGCTCCGCGTCGAGGGTGAGGTGCGCTCCGGCTGTGGCCGAGACGAGCGAGGCGGGATAGACGGCCCCCGGAGAAATCGGGGCCGAGGTGAAAGCGAGCGCGAGCGAATGCTTGTGAAGCGCGACGCTCGACAGGGTCGACAGCGCGACGTTGCTTGAGACTTTTCTGCTCAGGCTCGCCCAGGTCACGGTCGGCGTGACCCGCATCTCGACCGGCATGTACAGGTTGATCGTGAACAGTCCGCTGTCCTGCAGGGAGCCGGCATCGCCGAGCCTGGCATCGAGATAAGGCGCGATGAATTTCCAGAAATAGCGATAGGCGAGCAGCATCTCCTGCCAGGAGGTTCGGGCCTGCCACGGCGTTGCCTTCGTGCCGATCTCAAGCTTGACGCGGCCAAAACCGACTGCTCCCCCGCCGCTGCGCGACAACTTGAGCGAGAGATTGCCACTGTCGCCCACGCCCGTGTGCAGCGTCGCGCTCTGCCGGCCTGATCCGGCAGGTATCGTCGCCGATGCCGAGCCGAGGGAAACGGCGACGGCCTGATTAGGGGACTCGACCGAAACGGTCATGTCGATGTCGGCAAAGGATGAATAGCCCCACAGCGCCGGCTCGATGACCTGATGGATGCCGCCCGAAGCAATGTTCAGCGTGTAGCTCGATACCGACAGGTTGCTTGAGCCGTCCGCCTTCCAGCGGTCATAGCCATAGATACCACTCGCCAGAGCCCCACCCGCGAAAGCACGCTGGTTGATCTGGAAATCGCCGTTGATCAGCAGGTTCGTTTGCGGAACCAGACCGCGAACCTGCGTTGGCGACAGGCCGAGCAACATCCTGAATGCCGAGCCGTCATGGCGCACCACGATCAGAGATCCCGCCGGCACATCCCCGGCGGCGATTGCCGTACCGTCAGGCCACGTGACCGGCGTAGCCGCCAATGCATTGACCTGCAGCGTCATCGCTCCAGAGTTTGCAGACCCGCCAGTTTTGATTGCGAGCGCAGTACCGGCGATATCAGCCAATGAGACAACAGCCGGCGCTGGCATGATGACGAGTGCATTCGCCGTCCCGGTCGGGGCGGAAAAGTAATTCAGCTTCCCGGAGCGGATCGCCGTCTTGAGGCCGTTGAGGAGCGCCGTAACATTGCCATCGTCGAGAGCGTCGAGGTTCCCGATGTCAACGATGGCCTGTCCAAGTACGGACGCCATTGCCAAGCTCTGTCGCCAGGCTTTGTTGAGCTGGTTCGATTGAGCGAGACCGGCAGAAAAGCCGTTCGTGCGAGCTGTCAGAGCGCTCCATGCGCCCTGAGTGATCACGTTGGCGGACGGGTCCGCGGCGAACGGCAGGAAGTCGTTGGTCGGCATGCTGACCGCTCTCCTCAGGCGTCAAAATAGAATTCCGGCGACACGGCCCAGGCGCCCATGTCGAAGCCGGAGATGAATTCGTTCTGAACGTCGAAGCCGAACAGCGGCGCGTTATCGACGCTGGTGACGGCGTAGATCGCCCTCACCCCCTCTGGCTTCAGCGGCACATAGCCGCGCGATAGCAGGCTCATGAACAGGATCGAGGGGATGCGACCGGCCATGCCGAACGTCATGCTCATGTCCTGATTGTCGAGGACGAAGAGTAGCGTGTCGCCGGCCGGGAAGATGATCGACAGCGCTTCCTTGGCGGCGCCGAGCGTGCCATCCCAGTTGTTCGCTGCGATCTTGGCGCGCAGCAACGTCCGGTAGGTCTCATCGTCCAGTCGGGTAAGACCGGTCGGATTGTCGTTCGGCCCGAGCCAAACACCGAGATCAAGGCCGCGGAGGGGGTCGTCGAGGGTGAAGTAAACGTTCGGGATTGGCGTCTCGATGAACCGAGATCGCCCTACCCACTCGCCGACGACGTCGAGCTGGACACCAACTGCGAAGTCCAGGTCGAAGTCGATAGGGAGATGGGCAAGGAAGTCCTGGATCGCGACGAACGGCTCGACGAGCGCGCGGATCATCGCCGCGAACTTGGGCTTCCCGCGGTGGTAGGCCGTGACCAGCGTCAGGTAATCGTCGACGGTCGCCATCAGCTGACGATCGTGATGTTGGCGATCATCGCCGTCGCCGCCTCATTGAAGGCGATGACGATGTCGGAACTGCCGAGTGGGTTGGCTAGCTTGGCGATCTTCAGGCTGCCGATTTCGAAGGTCTGGGACCCGGCGCCGCCGAACAGGTTTGCAGGCAGGTAGATCTTGGAAAGGACGACATCGTCGCCGATGCGGATGGCGTTGATGTAGTCGACGACTGCCTGCCTGATCTGCGTCGCAACCGCGGTGGAATAGCCCTGACGAGCCGTCAGCGTGATCTCCGCTTTGATGCCGACGCTGGTCGGTCGGAAGAACTCAATGGCGCGGGTGACGCCATATTCGTCGATGACACTGACCGACGTCGTGCCGAAGGTGCCGGTTCCGGGGGACTTCTTCGCCGCGATTGCCTCTCCGATAGCCTGCGCGTCGCCACCATCGACCACAAGCGAGATCGTGTGCCCAGGGATGCCGTCGGCGTTCGTGGTGTCCTGGTCATTCTCATAGCCGCGATAGCGCGAGACACCGACGATCGAGGCCACCGCACCAAGCGTTCCCTCGAATACCGTCAGCGAAGGGATCGCGGTTGAAACCGATTGTCGAATGCGAAGCTGCGCGTCGTTCTCGACCGGGGCGCCGGGCGTCGCGGCTGCCGGGTTCGTGACAGCCTGCCAGCCGCGCGTCGGCGTTCCGATGCTGGTGATCGTGTTTGCCGCCGCCGCGATTGCGCCGATTGCCTTGCTGGTAGCGGTCACGGCGATATCGCCGTCCGGCGGGATCGTGACAGAGGCCGGCAATGCCCAACGATTGCCAGCGTCGTCGGTGGCGACGCCGTCCGTGATTGTCGTTCCGGCTTGGCCGGTGATCAGCAGATCGACGGTCGAGAACGATGCGACTCGCCGCTTGATGCCGTTGATCTTGACGGTTGACGACAAGCCGGCGCCCCGTCCGGATGACGGGGAGAACGAGTTGTAGACCTCGACCGCCATCGCATTGGCGTCGTTGACCGCCGAAGAGAGAATGGCGATCTGCTGGCCGTCCTGGCTGTCCGGGTCGACGTAGATGTCATCCCCGAAAATGCCCTGGAAGGCCGCCACGAAGTAGCTCCGCGCCTCCTCATAGTCCGGCTTGTAGATGCCGTTCTCGTCGATCGTGCAGACAGGCAAGGCCATCACAGCGGCTCCACGAAGCTGGCAGGGCCATAGATCGTGTCGATGGTCAGCCCGACGCTGAAGGCGCGCGTATCGCGATTCAGATCGGAGCTGTAGGAGACAAGCTCGTTGACGCCCGGCGTCTCGGTCACGCGCATCTGGATCATCAGGTCGCGGGTGTTCTCAGTCCGCTTCCCAAGCACCTGCGTGCGCCAGGGGGTCCCCTCCTGGCTGTCGAGGTACCATTCGCCCTGCTCGAGGTGCAGGCGGGTGCGGACGGACTGCGCCACGGCGTCGGGCACGTCGCGCCAGAAATCGACGGGACCACGGCCGAAGCTGTAGTCGCCGTTCTCATCGAGCTTGCGGTAGAGCATCAGCTTGTCGGGCCTGCGGAAGTGCCGCCGCCGGGCTGAACGCCGGTGTGCTTGTGGTTCTTGAGCGAGATGCCGTTGAGGATGATGTCGCCGGTCACCCGGATCTCGCCGGAGATATCCATGCCCCCTGCCCCGCCGGACATCGTCACGCCCTGCGCAGCCGAAACCGACACGGCCTTGTTGGTGGCGACGCTCATGCCTCCGGCCTGCGAGACGCTGACACGGGTGTTGCCGTCCACGCTCCGCATCTCGACTGCGGAAGTGGAAACGTCCGTCAGCTTCTTCGCCGACGGTTCGGAGCGGAAGCCCGGCTGGAAGAAGCCTGAAGAGAGATTGTTCATGCCGGCGTCCTGCGGCGCCTGGTCTCCGCCGCTCTGCTGCCAGCTATCGACCGAGCGAGATGAGAAGCTGACGAGACCTTCGTCGCCTTCCTTGATCGGGAAGGTCATCACCTGATCGCCGCCACCCGGGAACTGAACCGGGACGTCTTCCAGCTGCGGATAGTCGACGGCTTTGGTCGATCCATCCTCCTGCTGAACATAGGCCTTGACGGTGATCTGGGCCTTGATGGTCTGCTTGGCGGGGTCGTAGCTGACGACCTTCACCGGAAGCGAGGTCACCATCTGCGACTTCGCCTTGTCGACGGCAGCTGTGATCAGCTCGCCCAGCGAGGGCATGCGCTCGCGAATATCGATCGACATTGGTCAGTCCGGGACGTTGATGCCGGCAGCGGCATAGCGACCGAGAACGAGGCCGCTTTCGTTGAGAGAGACGCAGGATACGTCGGTGTACCAGGGCTGCCCGCGCGTATCGCCGATGTGATCGCGGGTGACGACTTTGTAGAGGCCATCGGTGGCGAGCGCCGGAAAGCTCATGTTGTTGACGTAGGAGCCCGGCGTTCCGCTCGGATCGAGTTGCGCTTGCACAATCGACTTCTGGTCGATCTTCAGCCGCGTGCCGGGCGCGACGCGCGGGTTGAGCAGCATGCGGACCTGCACTCCCCCCAGCGTCTGGACGGGCATGCCGATCATACCGGTATTGGAATTGAGAACGAAGGCCTCGCCAGGCAGCGTCTCATTCGATTTGACGATGTTCAGCTTCTGATCGGCGATGTGAAAAGTCGTGCCGGTCGACTGCGTGATGGTGCGCAGCAGATCGCGGGCTTGGCCAAACAGGCTACGGGCACGCGGGAAGGTCTGAGAGCCGAGATCGGCGATGTGGCCCGCCGTGATTCCGAAGGGCTTCAGGACATCGAGTGCGACGTCGACCTGATCCCGCCAAGTGTGGCCCGCGGAGAGCGTCTTGTTGACGACGCCGTAGACCAGCCCTCGATCACCTGACTTGCCAGTGATCTGAAAGACCTTGTCCGTTGGCGTCTCGCGGGCATTGCCGCGCTTTTGGAAGATGTTGCCCTTGAAGATGACGCCGTAGCCATCCTCATAGCCGGCCTCCAGCGTGACTTGCTTGCCTTCCTCGTGGATCTTCTGGGCGGTGCGGTCGCTGAGGTTGGTGACCGAGATGTAGGCGATATTGGAGAAGTCGGTCAGCGCTCCCTCGACCTGAAAGCGGATGCGCAGCTCCGACATGTCGATGTCTTCGCCGGCACCCTCGATCTTGAGGACGCATTTGCGCAGCCACTGCTTGGTCACGGCGTCACCAGAAACACGCGGCCGTTGAGGCCGAGGTTGTCGTAGGTCGGCTCCTCCAGCGGATCGGTGTCCGTCTGTACATAGATCTCGCCGCCGATGCCGAGGTAGTCGAACTGCTGCAGGACGTTCTCGCCGGCCGTCAGCGGCAGCCCACGCACAAGCGGCGTGCCATCGAGCGACGAAATGTCGATGAACCACCCTCCGGCCCGGCTATCCGACCAGGCGAATCGAAAGGTGAATTCCTTCTCGCCGATAGGGACCGTCATTTGCTGCGCGTTGGGGGACAGCGGGAATTCGAGCACGGCCATGGTCACGCCCGTTGGTTGGGGCCGGCGAAGCCCGATGTGTTCGAGATCTTCATCTGCTGCGAACCAGTCTTTTCGGTCGACGCGGTCTTCTGCGGCGACTGCTGGCTTTCCTTGCCAGCCTCTTTGGTCGAGGTCGTCTTGGTGCTGACGATCATGATGCGGCGACAGCGGATGGTCGCCATGAGCACGGTCGAAGTGTTCTTGTCGGTGACGTGCGAGACGCTCTGGATGAGCATGTTCGCGTAGTGCCGGCGCACCGTGTAGACGTCGATCGGCTGGCGCTTCTTCTGGAAGAGTAGGAGGTTGATCAGCAGCCGGTTCGGATAATCCTCGCCATGTGGGGAGCCGGAGAAGACACAGTTGATCTCGACCGACGGAGGAAGCTGGATCGCGTGATCGGAAACGACGGCGCCGGTCTCGACCGGGTGATCGGTGATCGCATAGTCGTTCCGACCGACCTCGCGCAGCGAAGCGTCCGGGATAAAGTGCGCGATCTGGGTCGAGGGGTCGCTCAGCAGAGCGTACCCGCCGTCGAGCAGGGCCATGCGAAAACCTGTCGGAATTGGTCAAGAATGACGCGAAGGGCGGCATCTGCTATGGTCAGCGCCCTCTTGGGAGATGAATATGCGGGCGCTTGTTCTTGCGATTGCGATGATGGTGAGTGGGGCGGCTTGGGGATGCTCGCCATCAGACATCAAACTTACGCAATACAATTGGAAGAAAGAAGGGAGCTACATGCGAATTGTTGGCGAACTAGTCAACAATTGCACCACCTCGTCAAAGATTTTGCTCCAGGCAGTGTTCAGGCAAAAAACAGGAGATATAGTCTTTGTCCATGAATTCTACCCGGCATCGGATCGTCTAATTCCACCAATCGAACCATATGCATTCGGCGATTTCTTTATCGTTCGCGACATCAACCCTCAATTGATGGATATAAGGGCCATAGCTACGAAATAGTGCTCACCTCACCGCCCCCTTCAAATCGCGGACCATGCCCGCATTGACGTCGCGCTGCGTGTTGCCGATCTGCTGGGCGGTGTCATGCGGATCGCCGGAACCAGTCACGCTGACGTGGTTCTCCTGATTGACCGTGACAGTCGTCCCGGCCGTCGAACCCGGAGGCGGGGTCAGTGATGCTCCATTGCCGCCCAGGCCGCCGCCGTCGATCTTGCCGACGTTCGCGCCAGCCTGCGCGATCGCGTCTTCATAGGACTGCACGCGGCCCATGGCGGTCTGCCGGTCTGCCTCGCGCACCCGATCGCCGAAGCTCGGCATCTTAACCGATCCGCCGTCATCCTTCGCGGTCGGGGTTAGCCCGGCCTCTTTCGCCGCCCACTCGCGGACGTAACTGTCTTTCGAGTTGAGGTCCGATTGCAGGTCGCGGCCAGTCTTGCGGCGGTAGGCTTCCGATTGGCCACCCGGAGCGCCGCCACTGCCGGCTTCCGGCGAGCCGGATGGAGCATCTGCGCCCGATTGCAGGAACATCCGCGCCCGAGCCGCATGCGGTCCCATTGTGCCGACTTTGTCTGCGACAGAACCAGGCGCACCGCCATTCCCGGCATCGCTGGCGTTGTACCGCCCGGGCCGGCCGGCGTTGATCGTCGAATAGAGATCCAGGATGCCCATCCCCGGCTTGAAGCCGCGCTTCTTGAGATAGTCGACGACAGAGGTCATCTGCTCGGGGAATGTTTGATCTTGGCTGGCCTTATGGGCTCTCTGCTCGTTGGCCCCGAACTGAATAAGCCCGATATGGCGATTCCCAGCACCGCCTCGAATGCTTGGTGAAAAGGTCCCGCCCGTTTCGTAGCTGATAACGGTCGCGAGATCCTCGGGCGAGACACCAAGTTCCTTTGCCGCAGACCTCAGCGCGTCTGCGTTCTCCTTGGAGAAATGCTGATTTCGCATTCCGCCGCTGCCGGTCGGTTTGACGCCAGGTGCGGCAGGTTCTTTCTCGCCGCTCCACCAGCGCTTCACCTTGCCCCAGAGCGAGGTGTCCTTGCTCTGGCCCTGCTGGCGCTTGGCGGCATCAGCTTCCAGATCGCCTGGGCTGGCCGGCCCGAACGTCCCGGTTGCACGACGACGAGCGATCTCCTGGTCTTCTCCGCCATTGGCCTCCGTCGGCGACATGCCGAGCGCGATGGCGCCGCCGATACCGAACAGGCGGAGAAGCTTGCCAAGCGAGCCACCGAGCAGCGCGACCGACGCAGCCGTTCCAACCTTCGCGATAGCCGCCGCGACGCCGAGGAGCCAGCCGGACACCTTGAGGCCGATGAGCGCGACGAGCGCGGCCGTGAGGCCGTCAACGCCGGCGATGCTCTGCGTCAGGTTGTCGAACTTCTGCCAGAGCGGACCCAGCACCTCGAGTAGCTTTTCGAAGATGCTGGCCAGCTCCGAGGCCACCTTGCCGAGCTTGTCGAAGAAGGCGACGATCTTGTCGGAGTTCTGAACCAGGAACTCGTCGAGCTTCTCGAACGTCCCGGTAAGGCCCGGCCCGAACCGATCGAGCAGCAACGTGCCGATGCCGCCAAGCGTATCGGAGAGCTTGCCGAGCGCGACCTGCAGCGCGTTCGCCTTGCGGGCCGCCTCGTCCTCATCGACCCCGAGTCGCTTCAGCGTGGCGGAGTGCTCCGCCATCCGCTTGGCGAGCTGGCCGTTCTGGAGCGCCTCCAGCGTCTTCAGGTCGATGCCGGCGAATTCGGCCAGCCCCATCTGCTCCGCACGGCTGCGGCCCTTGATGGTGTTGGCGAAGTCCTTCAGCAGCGCCACGCTGTCGCGGAGCTTGCCGTTCTCGCGGGTGACGACGCCGATCTGCTTCAGGAACCCCTCGAAACCGGGGTTCCATTTCAGGTTCTTGCCGAACGTCTCGATCGACGATCCGGCGCTTTCGGCCGATCCGCCGAGCTGCGAGACGGCATAGCTGACGGCCTTGATCTGCGAGACGGTCGTCTGCGTGCGCTGCGCCTGCCAATAAAGGCTGTCGAACGAACGGCTGATCTTGACGACTGCGGCCGAAACGGCAGCGGACGCGATGGCGGCGGCCTTTCCCAGCGCAACAACGGATTTGGTGGCGCTGCTGACGGCGTCGTTGAATTTACGTTCCTGGCCAGGCTCGACCCGAAAGCCGAGACTGACCAGGAATTCTTTCAGAACGTCAGCCATTTAGGAGATCGCCTCGCCTGCCCTGACACGCCTGAACGGGCCTCGCCTTGCCGAGCTTTGCCATGACTCGCCTGCCTAACCGCGACTGGACGTGCCTCAACAAGCCTTGCCTCGCCTGCCGTGCCCCACCACGCCAGAACGGGCCTCACCGAGCCTTGCCATGCCTGCCTTGATGCCCGAAGGCCGCGAGGTTGTCGGGAACTCTCGCCGTAACCCGTCGGCCTAATGATTGGCCGCTTTCAACCGCCCGAGCGTCTCGTCAATGACCGCGATGAGCTCGGAGAATTCCTTGATGTCGCGATACCGCTCGCGCCAGCCTTGCAGTTCGTTCCATGCGCGCTGGAGCACCAGCTTTCGCGTCTTCGCCTGCGAGAGAGCGTGCGTCGTCTCGCGATAATGCTGCGCGCCCGGCTCGGCGACGTGAACATAGGCCCTCGCCCTGATCGCCGGCTTGTCCTCGCTGACGTAGATCGCGACCACAGACCTGATTAGACCGCGCGCCTGGTTCAGTCGAAACTGCTCTGCGGCGGCCCCGTCGTTCCATTCGAAGAACGAGTGGAGCGGGCTGTTCGGGTTCCTCGCATCCGACACGACATCTTCTGGCGTCAGCTCGCCCTTCATCTCCTTGCGCAGGAGCTCGATGTGATTGCCGACGGCGTTGGCGTCGAGGACGGCGCCCTTCTGGAAGCGGTTGCCTTCCGCGAATTCGAAGCCTGCGATCTTCATGACGCAAGCCTTTCCATGTCGGCGGCTGTGGCGACATGATACATGCCGTTCATGCCGTCCTTCTCCGGCCGCCACTCGCCGACCCCGACCGCGAAACCGGCCGTGTTGATCAGGTTGAGAATCTGGCTCTCCGACAGGACGTTGGCATTGTAGCGGACCAGGATCTTCGCGTGCCAGTCGGGGAACTCGGCCCGATACCGCAGGTCGGCGGTGCCCATGCCGACACGTACCATGTCCTCGCGCATGTTCGGCTCGCAGCCTTCGATGCGCACGAGGTTTTGCCTGGATTTGCTTCCCTCGAACGCGCCGTCGACGTCGACGTTCTCGCCCATGATGTGAAAGGCCTGCCGGGCCGCAACCTTCGTGATGCCAGACACCGATGTTCCGGCTGTGACGCCAGCGCTCTTGAACGCCACCGAGGGGAAGCCGTAGCCACCACCCGGCAGGCGATGCATCGAGTCCTCGAAATCCGCCGTCGGGTCTTTGGCCTGCCGTGCGGCCGTCGCCCTCTTCATCTGCTTATCGAGCATCGCGCGCTTCGACTTCGCAGACCATGCGTGGACGATGAGCGGCGTATCGCCGACGATCGTCACTTCCATTAGCCCGATCTTGAGGGCGGGAAGCTCGATGCCGACATCTTCTTTCTTGACCGCCATGTTAGTCCTCCATCGGCCCCGGCCCTGGCAGGCCCGAGGCACACGGGTTCGCTTTCACGAAACCGGAGCCGATGAAGCTCTCGAATTTCGTGCCTTCAACCGCCCTGCCAGAGGCGGATTTCCATGATCGAAGTGGTCGTTAGCCGGGCGCTTCGATCGCGCCCAAGGTACGAAACGAAGTCGTTGTCAACCCGGCGTTCAGTGTCGCTCAGGCGCTGCTAGGCTCGCGGCGATGGCTACGATTTCGAGGATCGAGTCGGCGTAGACCGAGGCGTGACGGATCAAGACACGAGCGAGGTATTCACGCTCGAACTTGGTTTCCGGTCGCGGCGCCTTCTTCATCCGCTCGACCAGAGCTTCGAGCCTCACGCCAATTGTCTCACTGAAATCGTCGAGCACCCGGCCGGCCGCGTTGAAGCTGCCGGGGATACCCTCCTTGCTGAAGCGCGGGGCGTTCTGAAATGCCGTGGCCGCCTCATAAAGATTGGCCATCGTCTCGTAGAGGTAGGCCGCCTCGATCGCGGACAGGGTTGCCACCTCCGTGGCGATGTAGGTTTCCGCACCGGGCATGGCGGTGGTATGCTGCGCAATAGCCATGACGATCTCCTCGGGATCGGCTTTGGTGAGAACCGGGCTTGAGGCTCCACCCTCTTGCTCGGTTCGCTATTATCTGGCACACATAAATTATGCCGTCAATATCTGTCTCACAAAAAAAGAGAGGCCGCCCTGCGACCGGAGAAACGCCTCGTATCGGCGTTCGTCTTCCTGCGGAGGTCACGGCAGCGCTGGACCTGTACGCAGCCAAACAGGACCCTCAGCTCTCCCGCTCAGACGCGATACGTCTACTCGTGTTCGAAGGACTGATGCGCCAGAAGCTGCTTCCTCCCCTGGCCGAGCAAATCAAGTCGCTCTACGAGGCCTACCAAAAACGCCAAGAGAAGAAGGATTCGGAAGATCCCGAGGGCGCGAATTGATGGAAAAGCGCGAATTCCTTCTCATCGCCCAGTCGATCGCTGGATCGGTCAATCTGACCAAGCATCTCATCGGGTTGCTGATCAAAACGCGAACCATCGAGAGGGAGGATGCCGTCAGCTATTTCGGTGAAGCGCTCGAACACGCCGAAGTAGCGAACGCCCCGCAGCAACAAATCGACCAGCTAAAGAGCGTTCTCGACTTTGTCGCGTCCATTCAGCCACCATCTGGTCGGTCAGCTCACTAGTCGTGCGCATCGCGACACGATGATAAGCGGCATCGTCGAATGATTTCTCAGCGTCCATTTTTCGAAGCCTCCTGCGAGCGCCACGTGTTCTCGTCGAGCACGTCGAGCGCGTCGTTCATCTCGGCCACGTCGTTGAGCGACAAGGTACCGTCGATGACCTCGGCATAGCGGCATAGGCCACGCAGGACGGGCCGCAGGACGTAATCCTTGCCGTCCGGCAGCGCGACGGCGTCGTATTTCAGGCCGGGCTGTCGCCGGTCAAGCTCGACGCCAGCCCGTCGAAAAAAGGGCCGAGCTCGTTCATGACGACGCGCGACGCGATGGTCAGGAGGTGGATGCCACCGATATCGTCGAACTGCGGCTTGCCGGCCGCCTTGTTCCAGGCCGGAACCCAGCCACGATCGCCGTCGATCTTGCGCTGCACGCGTTCCATGCTGCGAGCGATGACATACTCGACGGCATTGTCGGACACCTCCCCCAGAGCCTCCACCGCGCGCTGGAGAGCAGCTTCTGGCGAGACGTTCCTGCCCGCCCCTTCTTCCGCCACCGCACGCAGCGTGGTCAGGATCGGCGCCAGCCGGCGAACGACGTGGAGCTGCGTCATCGCATCGAGCCGACCAGCCTTGTAGGTGTGGCCGGCGAGGTCGAATTCGAGGGGTGCGCTCAGCATCAGATCACCGAAGGCGTGCCGGTGCCGAGCAGGTACTCGATGCGGCCAGCGTTGAAGGTCCACTCGTTGACGGTCGAGTCCTTGGCGAACGTCAGGTCCGGCGCCTTCGACCAGCCGAGACCGAGGCAGGTGATGACATCGCCGGTCGCGGCATTGCGCAGCACGATGACGCCCTGGCCGTAGAGCGACGCGGAACTCGTCTCGATATTGTAGGCGGTCATGAGCTGGTTGTTCGCGGGCGAGCCCTTGAGCAGCCGGATCGTCACGATGCCGTTCTGCGCCTTGTGCAGCGAATGGGTGCCGGAACCGTCGGCGCCCATCATCAGCGTGCCCTTGTTGTCCGCCTGGGCGATCGAGATGCCTTCCTCGGCCGGCCCGGCGCCATCACCGAGCGTGATCGTCCCGCCCGGCCCGACATAGGAGGCCGTGACGTCGGCAAAGCTGTATGCGTTGATGAACATTGCGGCCCCCGATTACCGGTTGACGTTGATCATGACGTCCACCGAGTGGACGGCGCCGGCGAGCTTCACAGCGATCTGGAACGGCACCGACTTGCGGGCCTCGCGATCGGCCTGGCTCTGCTGCGCCACCGGGGGCGCGAAGACGTAGTAGCCCTTGGGCAGGAAGTCCCCGGTCTTGAGCTGGCCGAACCCGGCGGCGTTCCACTGGCCAGGCGCGACGAGGCCGTTCCGGACTGCCTGGGCGAGCCGCGCCTCCATGATCGTCTGGAGCGTGGTCATCCCCTCGTCGGTCTGCGGGATCTTCGGGAAAGTGTAGAGGGCGTTGTAAAGCGCCGTCTGGATATCGTTCTCCAGCCAGTCGAGCCCGTGCCACTCGTCGAAGAACGAGCCATCAGAGTTGACGCCGTGCTGGATAATGGCGGAGCTGTTGTCGTAATTGACGAAGACGTTGCAGTGCTTGGTCTTCAACGTGGCAGCTTGCGACTCGGTGATCGTCTCCGGCGTGACGCCCGGCTCCTGCTTGAACATCAGGGTGATGGTCGTGTTCGACCCCTGAAAGTTCACGGTCGAGGCCCGGCCGAAGAAAGACGCGACGGCCTGGCCGGACTTCGTCGAGTACTGCAGGAAGGTCCGCTTGTAGCGGGCATCCGACAGCTGCGAGGCGAGGTCATCGGTGATCGTCGGATCGATGATGCGGGTGTCTCCGGACGTCAGCCCGAGGCGACGCTTCTTCTGCTGCGCCTCGATAAAGTCGGCCGCGGCGAGTAGTTCGGCGATGCCCACGCCCTCCTCCGCGATCACGGCGGCGTACCAGTCGCCGGAAACATCGACGAGCGCCTTCAGGCCGTTGGTAAGGCTCTCCGCGTCGATGCCGTTGGCCGGGGCGCTGGCGGCCGCTTGCGTCAGCTTCAGGATGCCGGAGATGTCCGTACCGGAGCCACCGGCCAGCGTCGCGCCCGAGGCGGTAATGTTCGTGCCGGTCTTGGCGATGGTGATCGCGTTGCCGGGCGCGCCCGTGACCTTGGCCACGGCGTAGAGCACCGAGCCGACGACGGAATAGGTGCTGGACCCGAATCCTGCATCGGCGCTGGCATTGAGGAAAGCCTGCGTCGCGGCCAGGGTCGCGGCGAGGTCGGCTCCGATCTTCACCTGGTTGCCCACCGCCGTGCCGGTGACGAAGGTCAGCGCCGAACCGTTGATCGTGATGCTGTCATTGTTCGCCGGCTGCGCCGCGAAGGACCAGTTGCCGAACGCAGTCGGCGCCTTGGCATAGGAAAGCGAGCGGCCGGCGCCGGAGCCCGGCCCCTGCATACGGAAGCGCCGGATATCACCGTCCCAAACGAAGGTCGAGCCAACCGGAAGCTCCGCCTGGACGAGCGTCGCTGCGCCGTTGAGATTGGTGATCGCGGACCAGTTGACGCCGTCGACCGTGACCGGCACGCCGTCGATATAGATGAAGAACGCCCCGGCGGTGACCGCCTGGAACACGGGCAACGCGCTCTGGGCCGAGGTCAGGACGCCGCCGCGCAGCGTCGCCTTGGTCGCGGCGCGAGCCCATCGACCGATGTAATAGAGCGACGGCTGCGGCGTCTGGCCGAAATGGCGCATCGCCGCGAGGTACTCGACGTCGGTCGAGGAGAAATCCTGCGCGACGCCGGCCATGTTCGAGTAGCTGCGAATCCGCTCGCCAACGTCGATGACGTCGGAAGCTCCGACGGCCATGCCGGCGCCGAAGTTCCGCGTCGGAGCGGCTACGGGCGCCAGGCTGACATTGATGTTGACGACGTCGGAGACCGCCAGTCCCTGGGCCATGTTCAGTTCTCCACGATGAAGGGCTGCGTCTCTCCGTTCTGCGCCTCGAATGCGCCGGCGACGGAGAGAATGCTGAGGATCGGGTAGGTGCGGACGAAAGCGCGCCGCAGGTGGATTTCGAGATCGACGCGGCGCACCCAGCGCTCGTTCAGAAGGTCGGATGCGGTGCGCATCCTGGTGCATTCGAGCAGGTTGACGCCGCCTGCCCGCATCGCCTCGCGGTTCTGGGCGACCATCAGGCCGTCACGCAAGCGGCTCGCAAACGAGTAGGCGTTCGGCCCGTAGAAGCTGGCCAGCAGCTCGACCGTGTCATGGCGCTGCTGTTCGTCTTCGCCCTGATTTACCGGGTGATGGATCTTCACCGTGCCGTAGTCGGACGCGATGACCGTGACGCCGATCGCGCACCAGTTCGTCTCGATATCAGGATGCGGCGGCGGCTCCGTCTGCCACCGCGGCCGAACCAGGCCACGTGTCAGGCCCGTGATGCCGGTGACGACATTGCCGATGAAATTCTCAAAGGCGTCATCTTCAACCGGACGGGTCGAGATCGGCGCGAGATAGCCGCCCGTCGAACTGTCGTTGGGCATGGAAGCCTCGCGTCAGCGCAGATCGAGCAACCGGCAGGTGGCGCAGGTGAAGCCGGCGCCGAAGCGCGAATAGTCGTCGACGGTCACGACGGTGTACCGGCGGCCGTTCCAGGTGACGACATCGGCGTCGAGGCCGGCGCCACCCTCGGTGAAGCGGAAGACCGAGTGCATGATGATCGAGCCGGTCGAAAGTGCCGCTTCGGGGTTGCGCTGGAGGTTGCGGCCCTTGTCGGAGGTGACGACGACCGAGATCGCGGTATCTGTCTCGGTTTTGACACTGCGGCCGGTCTGCGGGTCGACGTCGACGAAGCTGCGGGTCACAGTGGCCGCATCGGCGAACAGCGGATCGCTCAAGACATCGGAGACGTCGAGTAGTGGCATCAGCTACCCTTCTTTCGCACCACATGTGTGATGGAGCGGCGAAGCTGGCCGGTGTCGATCAGCGGGCGTTCTCCGGTCCGGCCTTTCGCGCGGCGCTTCTGAAGCGTCTTGGGCGATAGCGCCGTGAACGGACCCTCGGTGATCTTCGCCTTGACGGAGTTGGCCGCCACCATGCCGGCGCGATCGAAATCGCGCTGGATCATCTCGGACTTGCCTTCCAGTGCCGACAGCCCAGCGGCCTTTAGATGCGGCACGAAAAGCTTGCTGGCGGTCTCGACGCCCGGCACCAGAAAGGGGCGCTCCGGGATGTTCTGCGCCGGCGATCCGGTCTCCATCAGGTAGCCGATCTCGGCATTGTTGATCGGCGTATCCGTGCGGCCGGCCGTGGTCGAGGGTATCCCGACGAGAACCTCTTTCGAGGTCAAATCCCGGACGCCCTTCAGGACCGCGCCGACGCGATCTTTGACAATGCGGACGTTCATAGCTGCCAGCCGCCAGAGCCGGCCATGCGGGCCAGCTGAAGGAACTGGACACCGTAGGTCGTCGCATTCCAGTGGCCTGCGCCGGCGTCCAGCGTGGTGCTCCCGGCATCGTAGGAGACGGACACCTTGTCGACAGCCTTGCCAGTAACGACGCCGGTGTTGGCGCCGGGCGTGCCGCCGCCGGCGGAGGCCTGAACCGCCTGGCGCGCGAGCGCGATGTGGTGCGCCGTGAACAGCTCAAGGCCATGGTCGAGCAAATCAGCCCAGCGATCCGAACGCAGCATCTTGACCCCGATGCCCAGCCAATAGTTGACCGTGGCATCGGGGTAGATCGCGGTATCGGCGAACTCGGGGAAGTTCGCCCGGAAGCTGGCAGGCGTGACGGTCACGCGCCGGCCTTCGCCTTCGCCTTGGATTCGGCCTCCTCGACGAGCTTCAGGGCCTCGTCGTCGGACAGGCCGTCGATGTCGTCGAGGCCAACGGCCTTGGCGCGCTCGGCAAGCGTCAGCTTGGTCGACGTCTCGCCGGCATCCTTCTTGCCGTCGCCCTTGCCCTTGCCGCCCTTGCTCTTGCTTTCGTCGGCACCCTTGAGATCAACGACCTTGCAGCCGGACGCCTCCGCATACCAGTGGTGCGCGACCTCGTCGGGAACGTCGTGGTTCAGGCCCGGCTTAAGGCTGTAGACCTTGCCGTTGTTGAGGGTGACGTCGACCTTGACGGGGGTCGAGACAGTGAAGGTTTCGCTCTTGGCCATGGCTCAGATCCCATCCCGGTAGGCGACAGTCTCGGGGTAGACGAACTCGACGACGCCCAGCCGGCCAAAATAGGTCACGAGCTGACGCAGATCGCGGTACTCCAGCGGCGTGCGCTGCAGCGGCACCATCGGGAAGCGGACGAAGTTCTCCGCCTGGGTGTACGCCACCATGCGATCGGTGGAGCCGGCGCCGCGGCCGGTCAGCCACTTCACCGGCTGGATATCGAGCGGCCGTCCGGTCTGCGCCATCGTCAGGGAATTCTCCCGAAGATAGGTCAGGATCGACTTGTCGGCGGCGGCCGAAACCAGCTGGCCATTGATGTAGGCGAACTTCTGCGGAGGCAGCAGAAGCTTGGTCGGGACGACGGCAAAGCCGGTCGCCGCCCAGGCCGCGTACAGCAGATCGTTGACGTCCTTCAGGATCTCGGTCGGCGTCTTGTTGGCCCAGAGCGGCGAGCCACCCGCGCCGTTCGGGACGTTCGACGGCGTGACCAGGCCGGAGTTGACGAGGCCGGTGACGCCCAGATCGGTGTCGCCGATATAGACCTGCTCGTCGATGTCCATGTTGTGCTTCAGGACCATGCCCGAATACTTCTGGGTGTCGACGGGGCGGCCGGCCTTCTGCGCGCTCTCCAGCTCGGGGATCGTCCATCCCAGCTGCATCGCCCACAGGTTCAGCGGGTTGGCGGTCTTGCCGATGTCCAGCGCCAGCGAGGCGATGGCGGATGCGTCCTTGCCAATCCAGGCCTTGCCGGTCGGGGTCAGGCCGCCGATCGCCGCGAAGGTCGAGTTGGTGAAGGACGATACCTCGTCCGCAATCGAGACGTCGGACCGCAGGTCGATATCGCGCGACCAGGAGAACGAAACCAGCGGCTCATGCAGCGTCTGGTCGAGGCGCTCGAGCTCGCCGATGACGAAAGCGCCAGCCGAGTCGATGGTGGCGCGGTCAAAGGTGACCGCGTCGGTGAAGCGGACCCGCTTCATGATGGCCGGGGCCGCCAGCGGCGCGCCGAGGCCGGGAAGGATGATCGTGCTCATGATCTCACTGGCCCCGTCAGATGTTGAAACGGACTTCGACGTTGCCGCTCGCGTCGGCCGCGCCCATGAAGATGCAATTCGGCACCGCCGTCGCCGTGCCGCCGCCCGCCGGCGAAGCCGAGGTGACGATATCGCCGCCGACGACAGAGCCGCCTGCCGTGGTGACGACGTACACCGCACCGCCCTTGGCAGCGGTGCCGAGCGCGAGCTTCACGGTCATGTAGCCGCGCACCATCGGGTCGCAGAGACCGGAGGTGGGCGGGGTTGCGGTACCCAGCGGATCATTGGCCGCGTTGGTCGGGTACGGTCGAGCCAGAAGGCCGTAGACGGTGGCCGAGGCGTCACCCGCGCCTACCGCCTGGAGCTTGCCGGAAACGAGCTTGAGAAACACGCCGTACTTCGTCGGCGGGGCCGAAGCGTCGATCTGACCGGGCTCGATCGTCGACTGCGACGGGCGGGTGACGTCACCGGGAATGCCAGCGGGCATCCGGTACAGGAAAGAGACCATCTCGGATGCTCCTCAGTTCTGGTTGCGATTCCAGAACGCCCGGTTCTTGGCGTTCAGGTCGGCGGTCTTGACGGGCGCGCGCCCGAAGTCCTGCGTGGTCACGCCGGGGCGGAGGCCGGCGGCGTTGTTCTGCGCGCGCATCAGCTCAGATGCGCCGATGAACGCGGCCTGCAGGGCGACAGCATCCATCGTGTCGAAGGTCGGATCGCCGCCGCCCAGGAAAGGCTCGACGGCCTTCTTGCCGGCGTCGGTGGCATAGGCCGCGGCGAGTGCCTTGCGCTGGCAGGCGCAGATGGCGGCATCGATCGTCTTGGCAGTCGCCTTGGCGTCGGTCGTCGGCACGCGCAGGCCCGGAGAAAGGATCTCGGCTCGCGAGACGGCATCCCGGAACCGCTTGAGGGCGGCGTCCTTGGTCTTGCCGTCGCCTTCGTCCTCGTCGTCGCCGTCCTCGGTCTTCTCCTTCTCGTCGTCGGAGTCCTTGGTCGCGAGCGCCTTGATCTGGGCGTCCATCGTGTCGAGGCGCTTGCCGAGGGTCGAGATCGCCGCGAGCACGGCGCTATCGCCAGTCTTGGACTTCTCGTCATCCTCCTCGTCGTCACCCTCGCCGTCGGTGGTCGGGGCGTCCTTGAGGGCCTCTTCCACCCCCGCCGCGTCCTTCGACTTGAAGGCGCTGAGAAGGCGGTCCTTCCACGAAGTCTTCTTGGCCATGTCTTCATCTCCGATGGCACAACGCGAACCGCACCGGCCCATGGCCACAAGCGCTACGTGGTTCGCGATGATGTTGCGCTGGACCCCGCGCCCGGGCTCGATTTGTTCGTAATCGGCCTCGTACCCAGCCGAGACCTCGCGAATGCCGTCCTCGGCAACGAGCTTGATGGCGTCGCGCCCGGTCAGCAGCAGGTCGGCAAGGATGACGTCGCCGTCGATGCCCTGCCCGGCCCTGGCGTTCATCGCCACGCCCTGAGCGAGGGCCTTCCAGTTGTCCGGCGAGACGAATTCCGAGGGGTGCTCGATCGTGACCGGCTTGCCGTTGAAAGAGGCGACGGTCTCCTCGCGAAAGACCTCTTCAGCCGGCCGGTCGATGAAGACCTCTCCGACCATGTTGGCTTCGACCGGCACCTCGAACGCCGCATAAATCTGCTGGCCGATGCGGGCGATCGGCACGTCGTGGCAGACCACAAATCCTTCCGGCGTGATCGTCCGGCGCGACCCGAGCTCGCCTTTCGAAAAGAACTTCATAGGTCAGCGTCCGGGATGACGGGTTCGGCGTAGCAGCGGCAGTTGGGCAGCGCGCCGGCGTGGCCGGTAAGGCCATCGAGCTCAGGCGGGGCATCCCAGGCGACGAAACGCCCTTCCATCCTCTTGTGCGAAGGCCTGACATCTGCATCGCGCGAGGTCCGCCAGATGTAGCCGACGCTACCCACCGCCTCCGCTCTGACCTGAGTCAACGTCGATGCAGCTCGACCGATCTCCGTCCGGGCGATGAGGTTGGCCCTCGACTTCGTGACCTCGCCCGTCCGCATAATCTCGCGGGCGATGACCTCGGCGCGTGTTCCGGTTTCCTGTCCCTCGATAACCAGTCGATGCACTCGCTCCGCGGCTTCGCGCGGCAAGCTTTTGATCAGACCGACCTGCTCCGCCATCTTCTGGCGCATCGCCTCGCCGATCGGCGTTTCCTTGACGATGCGGCCGATCCCGGCGCCCATCTCGCGAGAAACCGCCATCCATGCCCGCTCATCCCGGGCGGCGACGTCTGCGAGCATCCGGCGGGCCACCGAGGAGGCCCAGTCGTCGAGCATGTCGGCGTAGCGACTCAGTGCCTGGCGCAGCGAGGCCTCATTGTTCGGGCCGATGACGCCGAACCCAGCGATGATGTCCGCGACGACCCGCGCGATCTTACGCAGCTGGCTGGCGTACCGCTTCTCTGCTTTCCGGCTTCTGACCCACTCCGCCCGGGGCGATCGTCTCGTCTCCCGGTCGTAGGTCAGCCGCTTCAACATCCGGGGCCATCTCGCTCGGATCGGGCGGAAGCTCCTCGGCCGCCTCGATCTCCTCATTAGTGATGTTCGACCAGATACCGGTCACCTCCGCGGACTGGCGCAGCTCGTTGAGAGCGGTCCTGTCGCTGATCAGCCCGGCGTCATTCGCCGTGGCGACGGTTTCGGTGATCGTCTTCGCCACATCGGCCTTCTCCTTGTCGGAGAGCTGCCAGAGCGGCTCGAACTCGAACATCAAATCCTCGGGCGGATCGGCGCCGACGACAGAGCGATAGACCACATTGAGCAGGCGGCCGATCGGCACCCGCAGCGTGCTCTCCTGCTTCTGGAGGATACCGTCGTAATAGGTCCGAAGGTCGCTCTCACCGGTCGAATTGAGGCCGGCCGGCGATTGGCCGAACAGGCGGACGAGCGGGATTTGCAGCGCGCCGGAGAGCTGCTGACCGAACTGCAGAAGGACGTCCGACAGGCCGGAGAACGAATAGGAATGTGACTCAAACGTGTCGCTGGCGTCGAGGAGCGTCAGACCCTCGTTCGACTGCATCGAGCGGATGACGTCGACCTGCTTGAGCACTGCCTCGAACATCTGGCCGCCGGCGGCGATCAGCTCGCGCAGCTTTTCGATCGACAGCGTCCTGAGGTGCGCCTTGTAGACCAGCTGGGCCGCGCCCTGGCTGGTGCTGTCATAAGCGACGAGCTGGTCATAGATCCGCTCGGCGACCGACTGCCCCCAGCCGTTTTCAGTGAGCCGCTGCTGATAGGGCAGCTTCACGCCCTCCAGCCGCACGACGCGGGTGTGATGAACCCGCTGACCGCTGAGCGGCACCCAGGGGTTCGGCAGGACGTCATAGCTGGCAGGGTGGCCGAGCTCGGGGCCGTAATCCTCGACGAAGTTGACTACGGAAGGCTGCACCATCCAGCGGTCGAGGACTAGAAGGCCCTTGAACTGATCCTTCCTGATCGTGTCGACCCGCAGCGGCGTCGCGGTGTTCTGCCCGTCGATCAGCATGACGGCGATGCAGCCGCCATAGAGGCGTGCCCATTTCACCGTCTCTTCGATCGAGGCCCAGACACCGAGTTGCCTCAGGGCGTTTTGAACAGCCTCGGTGTTCTCCGCATCGTCCTTCGACTTCAGGTCGACGCCGGCGCGGGTCATATCCTCGGCAACAACATCAACGGCCTGGCCGATGATCCAGCTCGTCCGATACATCGCCTCAAGGCGGAGGCGGTCTCGCGAGATGAAGTTGTTCTGATAGGTCGAGGCGCTGAACTGGTTGCCGGCGCCGTGGCCGAGTCGGGCCTGAAAGTTGACGAAGCCGTCAGCGGTCAGCGCCCGCGAGGGGACGCGGATGCGAGGCTTGCTCATGTCTCGCTCTCATTCCTTGCCGGGCGTCACGATTGTCTGAGGCCTGGGGGTCCCGTTGGTCGTGACCGTCGGCACCTGCGGCGGATAATATGGAAATCGCCTCAGACACTGGCAGCCAGCTGTAGTTTGGCAGCCTGGCACCATGCAGATGATCATCGGGTCAGCTCGCGAGTTTCGACCACACCCCGAGGCCGCCGCGGGCCTGAATGTATCCGTCCAGCCCGTAGCGGACGGCGTCGATGCCGTGGTTCCACTTGTCGACGATGATGGGCAGGATATCGCCGCTGATCTTGTCGACCTTGTAGGCGTAAAGCCTGAATTCCTGGGCGATCCGCGGGCAACGCTCGTGCACCACGATGCGCTTGAACCCCTTCATGTGCGCAACGCCGTCCTCGACGCTGCCCGGCCATTTCTCTGCGGCTTCGATGTTGAAGCCCTGCCGGCGCATGTAGCTGATCGTCTCAGGCCTGGCGCCATCCGCCTTGATCGGCCAGGAGCGCGAACCCGGGACGCTGTCGAAGAGCGCGGGCGTCTCGTCGATCTCGACGCCGTGGCCATAGGCTTCGTGCGAGATGAATAGGCAATCGTCCTGCAGCCAAAAGCGGATCAACGCCGTCGGGTCGTTGGCGAAGCCCCAGTCTCCGCCGAAGAAGATGCGCGTGCCTTCGACCGGCTCATCAAATGCCGCGACCTCGACGCGGCGACGGAAGATGACGGCTTCCGAGATGGTGACGTATTCGCCCTCCCAGACATGCCCATAGTCATCGGGCGTCCGGTCCAGGCAGATTTGCCGGTCAAGCTCCAGCTCGTCCGGGAACCATGGATTGTCGCGCCAATTCGCCTCGACGACGATGCCGTGCGGCGCTCCGATCTTCTTGTCGCCCCGAAAGAGCTTGTCGACCGGCGCTTCCGGGCTGTCGGGGTTCCAGCTGAACCAGAGTTCCGAACCCGGCTTGCGGATCGTCGGGGTGAGCAGCTTCAGGCTGTGGGCCGAGAGGGATTGCGCCTCCTCGACCCATCCGCCGTCAAATCCCTCCAGGGATTTGATCGACTCGGCCGTGTGGTTCTGCATGCCCTGGAAAATGATCACGCCGTCACCGGGCGTGATGATCTTCTCCCGCTGCACGTCGAAGTATCGTCCGACGCCCAGCTTCTGGATCTTGTCCTCGATCAGCCGCTTGACCGACTGCTCTAGCGACTTCTGAATTTCGCGGATGCAGGCCCAACGGAGGCCCGGTCGCATCAGTGCCCGCTCGACGAGCGCCTCAGCCTTGAAGTGCGACTTTCCGGAGCCGCGGCCGCCATGCGCGCCCTTGTAGCGGGCCGGCTCAAGCAGCGGGACGAAGGCCCTAGGCGTCTCGATGTTTAGGGTCAACGATGACACGGCGGATCGTCTCGATCTTCAGCGGCTCGCCGTTCGGATCACCGATGCCCAGCTGCTCGCGGAACGCCCGCACCCCGACATGCTTGCCGATCAGCTCGATCAGCTTCGTGCGGTCGGCCAGCTTCACCTTGCGAACCCGGCCAACATGCCCACGATCTTCGCCGCGGCCGTCGAACAGCTCCTCGACCTCAAGGCCTGCGACGAGGCCCTTGCGCCAAACGATCGGCCAGTCCCTGATCGGCTTTAGGCCACCATCCTCGTCGTAGAGGTCGGCGAGATCGGCGTCGGCCTCATCAGCCAACCGACTGAGAACCCAATCCGCATCGATCTTGGTTCGCTCGCTGCGACTAGCCTGCGCCTCGGAAACGGCCGTCTGGACCTCTGGGAGCGCCAGCAGTTGTGAGGCCTGCGCTTTCGCCGATCGGGAACTGTAGCCGGCCCGTATGGCCGCTTCGGTGCCGTTCAGGTCGACAAGGTACTCCTCGACGAAGCGTCGGCGCTGCGGATTGAGGGGCATGACGGGGTGCCGTGGCGGCCGAAAAAAGTTGTACTTAGTACACTTTTCCGCTTGCGCATTTTAGTTGTACGTCGTACAACATTCTCACCGGCAAGCGAGCCGGGGACTGGAGGTGATCCACTTGAAACTACGGTATGTGAAGCTTGAAATCAGATTGCTGTTTTGGCGACTGCTTCTGATCTTCAAGTGACGCTTCAGGGGGTCGGGCGAAAGCCCGGCTCCCGCCGGAAGTCAGGTGGATCACCTCCGAGGTGGGGAATGTAGCATGACACCAGTGCAGTTCAAAGCCTGGCGGGTCGATCTCGGATACACGCAGGACCAGGCCGCAGCGGCGCTTGGCGTGTCGAAATCGACCATCGTAAACTATGAAACCGGCGTCCGGCGCGACACAGGAGAGCCCATCATCATCCCGAAGGTGGTCGCTCTCGCTTGTCTAGCCGTCAAGGAAGGCCTCGGAGACGACAAGTTCGCCTATCTCGACAAGCACCTCTGAGCCTATGAAAAAGCCCGGCGGCCAAATGGCTCCGGGCGGCATTTTCTCAAGCTCCCGCCGGACAGGTGATTTCAAATCACCGCCCGGCTCATGCGTATGGGCTACGCCACCTTTTCGAGCTTGGCAAGCGACGTTGTGATGCGACCCGCGAGACGGGCATGCTTGATCACGATCTCGATGCGATGCTCGGTCGAAGCGCTGGCCACCTCAGCAAGGAAGCCGGCAAACGGCCCTTCCATCACTTGCACCATGTCGCCGCGCTTAGGCAGGCGGCTGGCCATTACCTGATTGTCTCTGATCCGGATGCACTCGGGGTCGTCGAAGGTGCCTGCGTCCTCCGCCTGACGCAGCGCGGTGATGATATTGGAAGGCACAGGCAGCGGCGCGCGGCTCCCGGCCGGCTGGATCATCCACTCGACACCGATGGTACGCTTGCACTCGGACATCAGCTTGCCGAGCGGCTCGTTCGGATCGAACCCGACGAAGAGATATCTGCCGAGCGCCGGTCTCATCACGACCTCCTTGCGGCGGGCATGCGTGACGATCGTCTGTCGCATCGGGAGGTAGACGCCGAACTTCTTCCGCTCCAGCGCGTCGGCGCAGATGCGGTCCTGCTGGAACTTGGTGTGGATGATGAACCAGAGGTGTTCGTTGAACATGCGGCGCCCTTCGTGTTGGGCGCTCGCGAAGCAGTCGGCAGGCGGCGAACCGGTGATGCCAGAGCGGCCGGCCCTGGGTCAAGCGGCTGGTTTAGGATCGTCTAGTGTTTCGCCAGCGGCGGCAAGGTTGGGGACGCTTCGCGCGCGATAGCCTCCCCTCCCTATCCTGCCCTGGATAGGGTCGGGAGGGAGGGGGTAGCGTCCCCGTCCCCAACCTAGATAAATTTATTATATATATCAATAGGATATATAGATTAGAGGTCGGGGACAGGTTGGGGACAGGTTGAGGACGAGCGTCCCCGACCTAGCGTCGAATAAGGCGTAAATGTGGCAAAACTCATCCTAGGTCGGGGACGCTGAGGACGCTTGTCCCGGCCTTTGTCCCGGACCTAGGGCTTGACGCCGTCATGGGAATGCGCGCCTATGTTCTGCATATGTTCTCATATGGAGCCGGGACGATGGTTGAACAGGAACCCCTGCAATACGTGGTCGAGATCTACGAGCGGAACCGCCACGACTGGCCGATGGCGGTCAAGGCGCAGGTCGCTTTTCTCACCGGCGGCATCGCCATGTGGGAGCTGACGAAGGAGCGCCACCCGCACGAGCGCACCAGGCTGCTGCAGGGCGGACGGGTTCTGCGCGACACTCACCCGCCGGCGCCGACCGATTATCCTGGCCGCTAGCTGACTTTGCTGGGTCGTCGCGATGGGAGGTATCTGACCACGTCAACGCCGTCCTTGGCGCCAGACTGCTCTACCTTCCCGATGGCGATCTGACCGCCGTATTGCATGGCTTTCAGGGCGTTCTCGAACTCGCCGGGGTGGCGGCTGATGTGGCGCTTGAGGTTTTGGAACAGGAACCGTCTCGGCAGCGTCATGGCGCCGTAGCGAGCCATCAGCGCCTGCGCCTTTCCGGTCGGTCTGGTGAATTGCTGCTCGATCTTCATCAGCATCTCGCCGGCCGACAAGGGATCAAGCATGCTGCCGGCGAGCTCGGCCCTGAACAGGTCTGCGCTCTGCCGGGCGATGGCGATGCCCCATCTCATATCATCGGCCGTGACCGGCGAGATGCGGCCGCAGGCTCTGATGGTCGCGATCTTGGCGGCCATGAAGGCGGTTCGGCCGTAGATCTTTCCGAGCTCGCCCAGGCTATCGACCAGTTCCCGGCACTCGCGCTCGAACTCGGTGAAGGCCACCTGAGCATCATGGCTGCCCCACGGCACGATGACAGGGTCGGGGTCGACAGCCGAATTCTTGTCGATGAACGAGGAGAGATTGCCGCGGCCGGAAGCACCGAGCGCGTACATCGTCTTGACGCCCTCTATCAGGCTGTCCGGTGGGTGGCGGACGTTGCCGGTCGGCTCGCGCTCCGCTCCGGAGCCGGCGGCGTTGATCACGGTCAGGCGGTTCGCAAAGCCGCCTGAGACATGGCGGCTCTTGATCGTCCGGAAGAAGGCTTCCGGCGTCGTTGCACCATAGATCGAATAGCAGGGGGCGAAGACCTTGCCGCTGCCTGACGACTTGGAATGCGCGGTCCGGAGCGAGGCGAAGCCTTTGCCCCACTGCTCTTTCAGGAGCTTCTCCAGCTCGATCTGGTGACCTTGCTGCCGATCGGCGAGGACGACGGCGAGATAGTCGGCGACCTCGTCAATGATGGAGAGCGAGAGCGGTTGCCGGCACATGAAATCGCCGAACGCCGCCCCCGATCTGAACTCAGGTGGAGCGATGTGCTGGTTGTCGAGGCCGGCGACTTCCATCAGCCGGGCGATTGCCGTCATGGGCACGCTCTTGCCGCCGCCTGATTGCAGGAGGGAGATCACATAGAGCTCAAGCCCGCCGCCGCCCTGCGTCGGGGTGGCCATGCGCCGGCCAAGCAGTGTGCCCATCAACGGCAGGGCGGCCGAGAGCGCCAGCAGCCTGTTGCCAGTCGAGCTGCAATCGGCGATCCAATCGACCATCTCGCCAAGCACGCCGTCGACATGTGTCAGCGCCTCGTCGATCGGGGGCGCCTCGCCTGCCTCCTCCTCGTCCAGCTCATCGCGGTCGACTTCCACAACCTCGCCGGTATCGGCGACGATCGTCACGCCGTTGACCTTCGTCAGCCTGATCTCGATGTCTGGGCCGCTGTCACCATAGCCGGCGCGATCATCGAGCGCGGCGCGGGGCTTTTTCGACCCGCTTGCGAAGCCCGAGGCGATCGTCTTGCGGATCTCGGGCTGCCGTAGGCCGGTAGCGAAGGCGGCCTCCGTCAACGCAGTATCGACCTCCGACTGACCTCCCCACCCGCTAGCCACCATCTGCGCCAGGCTAAACGCGGCGATGTTCAGGGTGTGGTTGCGCTGCCCTTCTCCGGCCTGCGTGACCTTACGAACCTCATCGACCAATGCCGCCTCGAACGCCGCACGTTCACGCGCGCCGCTGTCGGACCGGATGGGCGGCGGAGTGGCGGCAGCGCGACTAGTCGCGACCGGTTCGGGAACGCGCGCTTCATCCGCCCCTCTGCTGGTCAGCGTGGTCGCGAGCCACTGCGGCAGGTCCGGCACGGCGCCAGCCTGCAACGCTGTGACCAGCCCGTCACCAAGGGGATGATAGTTTCGGCCGTCCGGCAGCTCCGCCCCTTCGGCGATGACATAGCCGCCACTGCCGCGCACATCGATCCCGGCCGGGAGAGCGCCGCGGGCATTGGTCAGGGCACCGTCCTGGCGAAAGAAGATGTGCCGGCCTGTCGATGGTGTTTCCACCGTGGGCCAGTCGCGCGGATCGTCGCCATTGTCGCGTGCGAGCGTTTCGAGAGCGATGACGCCGTCGTCCTTGCCGTGCCGATCGCAGTCGATCGCGACGAGCTGGTGGCGGCCGAGCTCGAACGCCGGCAGCGACAAAGGCCACCGGCGCCACCATGACTCGATCCGGCGAGGGTCGGTCGACGCCTCATCCTTCCAGCGAACGCCGGGCTGCGGTCTCTTGGTCTGATTGCAGGGGAAGACGGCAATGCCGAGATCGGCAAGTCGCTTTGCGGCGGTGAGATTCGGGTTGTCCATGATGCGCCGCAGGCAGGCGTTGCGGGATCAGAACGGGCACTCACCGTTCTGCAGCTGTTGCTTGACCGAGGCGCCGAAGGCAATCAGCGCGACCTCGACCTGAGCAGCCATAGGCCCCTTCAGATGGGCAAGCGCAGAAGTCACATGCTCCGGCGAGGCGGCGGCGAGGTCGCGCACGCCGGCATCCCACATCGCCCCCATCACCTCGTTGACGATCGCCTCGGTGACTTTCTCAGCGGACGCCTCGCAGGCGCGATGCTCGAGCGCGGTCAGTTCGTTCGACTTCATGGTGATGAGCACTCCCGTGCAATCTGAGCAGGTGCGGTTGTTGCAGACCCATGCAACGACCGGCTTGTTGGGGCCTTCGTAGACGCCAAGTCCGACCGCCATGCGGCTGCAACACATGCAGAGAGCAGGGCTTCTTGAGCGCTGGAGAACGATGCCGGTCATGTCCGCGATCCTCGCGGCGATTCGGCATGGTCAAATGTGTCAGTGCTGCCCCGTTTCTCGCGATCGCTTTCCTTCTCGACTTGAAGCGCCAGCGTATCCATGGCGATGAGCGTATCCTGGCTGGTCAGGCCGCCATGGGCTTCGTCGATGCGGAAGAAGCGGAGGGCGCGACGTGCAGCCGAAAGCAAAGTTTCCTCGCTCATGCCGCGATGTCCTGCGGCAGATCGTGCTTCAGCGCGCCAGCTCTAGCCGGCATGACGATGCCGATACGAGACCCGTCACCTTCGATCCGGAGAGGATGACCGTCGCCGCCGGTCTTCACGACGACCTGGCCGCCGACGAAGGCGAGCCCCTGCATCAGCAGGTAGGACTGGAATTGCAGGTCAAAGCGCCGATGCGCCTTGCCGCCGAAGGCGATCGAGATCAGCTCATTGTCCATGCCGCTGGCACTGCCGACGAGCCGCGAGCCGTCATAGCTCAGGCCGCAATAGCGCTTCCCGAACGCCTCCAGCCGCGCGAGCTTGCGATTGAATGCGCCAGCATCGATCTCCAGCAGCGGCGGCGTATCGGCGGCAGGCACGACGCGGTTGTAGTCAGGGTATTTGCCGTCGATCAGCTTGCTGGTCAGCTCGAACCCGGCCGTCTTGAACTGAGCCTTGGCCGGCGTGACAGCCACGTCGAGCGCATTGGCGCTCTTTGCATGCGCTGCGATCCAATTGACCGCCCGGCGCGGGACGATGAACTTGCCGCAGTCGCCGTCGTCGACCCGCTCGGCCGCGCCCATGATCAGGCCCAGCGTATGGCCGTTCGTCGCCACGGTGCGGGCCGTCTCCATGCCGACGTCGATGCAGACGCCGTTGAGGTAGTATCGGGTCTCCTCGCTCGAAATGAACGGAATCAGGTCCGCGAGCGAAGAAGGCGGCATGGTGAGGTTGAGCGGAGCCTTGCCGATATTCCAGCCCGAATCCGGCCAATCGGCGATCGGAAGGCTGAGGAACGACGCGCGGGCGTCGGCCATGTCGATGCGGACCCGATTGTCGGGCGCGGCGCCAATCCGGATCATCTCGCCGTCGCTGAGATGGCGCACGATCTTGGCCAGCGGAGCGAACGGCACGACGAAGCAACCTGACCCGGTCGCCGCGACCGGCCAGCGCAGATACAGGTCGAGGTCGGTCGCCTCGACATAGGTTTGATCGTCGACCGTGCGGATGACGACGCAGGTCAGGACAGGGATCGTCGGATGCGTCTCGACGACGCCTCGGCAAGCGACGAGAGCCTTGCGCAGCTCTCCGGCGAGGAAGGTGAGGCTCATGCGGCGCTCCTGGCAGGTTCGTAGGAAAGGGTTCGGCAATAGGCGCAATACGGGCCTGGCCCGGGCGCCGGCTCGCCGCAGAAGCGCTTGGCCTCGAACGTCGTGCCGAGATCCCAAAGCGGCCAGCGGCATTGCCCTTCTCTGTGATCGAAGAAACTGACGCCCTTGCGCTCTACCGGCGCCGGAACAGGCGGTGGCGGCACTGGTACGAGGACTAGCTTGGGCAATGGAGCCGGCTTAGGCCTTGGGGTGGCGAGACGAACGACGCGCTCTTTTTTCGGCGCCGACACACGATTGAGCTGCAGCTTGCGGGCGCTCCAGCCCTGCCGGTGAGCAAGGCCACAAATTGCGCTGCGCGAGGTTGTGAAGCGGTGATTGCGATCAAGGGTCTGCGCGACCTGAGAGGCCGAATAGCCCTCGACCTCCCAGAGCCGGCGCGCCTCGGCAATCATGTCTGTGGGCCAAGGGAGCGCCATCACGCCACCCGTGCCAGCAGATCGGTCGCTGGCCCTTCGCGCTCGGCTTGCTGGAGATGCTTCACAGCGGCCGGGAAATAGGCCTTGCCGTTCAGCTCTGTCCCGATGAAGCGCCGGCCATGGCGGAGGCTGACATAGCCCTCGCTGCCGATGCCCATGAAGGGCGAATAGACCGTGTCGTCGGGGTTGCTGTACTGGCGCACGATGCGCTCGGTCAGATCGAGCGGCATGGGGCAAAGATGGCGCTCCGCGTCAGGATCGCGCGCCTGCTTGACGTTCAAGGTCCCGGTTTCGTCGGTATCGGTCCAGAGATCCGATAGCATCCAGCTGGCGAAATTCGGATCATCAGGATTTGGATAGAGGTAGGACGGCTGGGCATAGTGCTGCCAGGCCGGAAGCGGGTACTCGCCGGGCTCGTGCGTGACGGCTGGTGTTTGGCCCATCTCGTCGTCCCATTTGCGGAACACGACGATGTACTCGGGCAGGCCACCGCCGGTGCGCGCCGCATCGGTGCGGAAGTTCTTGTAGAGCAGCCGGTCGCTCTTGGTCTTCTGCATCTCCAGCACCGGGCAGCGCCAAATCGTGATGCGCCGGTGATAGGTCCAGCCTTCTGTGATGTGCGTGCGGATGCAGTCGCCGGTGAAGTCGCGCAGGCCACGGTCGCCCTTCTCGCTGGCGTTCGAATAATAGACGAGATCCTTGACGTGGATCGCGGTGCAGCGCCCCGGTCTGGTGACGCGGAAGAGGTCGCGGATCAGCGGGCGATAGCTCTCCTGGAATTCGGCGTCGCTGCGGACATTGCCCATGTCCCGCTCGCTCTCCGAATAGGTGTAGAGCGAGGAAAAGGGCGGGCTGTAGACGCTGAGGTCGATTGAATTTTCCGGCATGCCGGCGGTGAACTCGACCGTGTCGACGTTATAGGCGGCGAAGCGTTCGCCGATCTTCTGATCGAATACGTTCATGCTGCCTTCCTCTGCATCTTCCGATGCTGATTTTCCTGATGGCTGACGATTTCGAGGTGATGCGGATTCACGCAGAGCGAGAAGCAACAGGTGTGATCGCGGTGCTCGCCTGGCTGAACTGTGTTCCCGCCGATGGCATCACAGGCGAACCGGTGTGCCCTCACGGCCCGACCCTTCACCTTGAAGGAGCCGTACCATTTGCGATTGCCCTTCCCGCGCGAGCGGGCGCCGGTCCAAAACCAGCAACCGTTCGGCAACTTGTCGACGAAGCGCATGAAGCGCTCGATATCGGCCTGGTCGAACGTCACGCGGCGAGCCACGCCGGCAGGCGTGCCTCCTGTCCTGGGTCGTAGGTGTGAAGCGTGGTGTGCTCGACGGCGGCGCGGCGCATGGCGGCTGCCATCTCGGCCTTCATCCGCTCGTGATCACCGGCCTTGCGCTGGACCGCCGCGACGATCTCCGCCTCGGTATCCGCCATCACGACATGGGCGCTGACCGGGCGCGGCTGGCCAAAGCGCCAGAACCGGCGGACGGCTTGATAGAAGGCCTCGTAGCTGAAGCTCAGGCCGGTGAAGACGGCCTGGTTGCAGTGCTGCCAGTTGAGGCCGTAGCCGGCGATGGAGGGCTTCGTCAGGAGGATGCGCAGTTCGCCGCGGCTGAAGGCGGAAAGGCGCTCCTCCTTCACGTCGGCGTGCATCTTGCCGCTGACCTCGATAGCCTCCGGCACGGCGGCGCGAACGGCCTCCGCCTCGTAGTCGGTATCGACCCAGATGCAGATCGGATCGCCGGTCGGAACACCTGCAACGATCTCCGCGACTTGCGCGGCCCGATCTGCTGCGGTCAGGCGCTTCTCCTTGTGGATCGACGTCGCCGATCGTTCCGGGATGCGGAACATGCGGAACTGGCCGCTCTTCTCCTCGCCGGCATCCTGCATGCGATCGGCGCGCACCAGATGCTTGACGACGTCGAGCGCGGGCAGGTCATAGCCTTCGTCGCTGAAGCCGAGATCGGAGGGCTTCGACACGCAACGCGCCCAGCTCGCGACCCAATCCCAGAACGGGCGGATGGCTGCCTTCTTCAGGCGATAGACGCCGGCATTGGCCTGGTCCGCGATGAAGAAGCGGGACAGCATCTCCGACGATGGCATAACGCCGAGAAATGCGCTGTGCTGGCCAAGCTCGGTATGGTCGTTCGGGGCCGGGGTGGCGCTGCCGGCGAGGCGGAACGGCGTCTGGCGGAAGGCCTCGATCAGCTTGCGCGTCGTCGCGCCGGTGAAGCTCTTCAGGATCGACGATTCATCGAGGATGACGCCGGCATAGTCGGCGGGGTCGAAGCGCTCCAGGCGCTCATAATTCGTGATGACGATACGCGGCGACGACGGTGGCTGGCCAAAGCGAGAGATTGACGCCTCGACACCCATGGCCTCCGCCTCGCGCAGGTGCTGCTCACCGACGGCGAGCGGAGCCAGCATCAGCACCGGCTTGTTCAAGTGCTCAACGACGCATCTGCCCCAATCGAGCATCATGCGGGTCTTGCCGAGGCCGGTATCGTAGAAGAGCGCCGAGCGGCCGGCACGCAGGGCGAATTCAACGCCGGCACGCTGATGGTCGCGCAGCGTGGCGTTGAGCTCTGGCGTGCGGCTGATGCCGGCGCGCAGCGGCTCGGAGCGCTTGGACGCACAGAGAGTGCGATAGGCGGTGAGGTGATCGCTCATCGCCCTGCCCTCATCCAGCCGAGGCGCACGGCGCCCAGGTACGGCTTCGCGTCGAATATCTTGAGGAAAGGGCGCCACGACTTCCGGCCGGCTCGCCGACGTTTGTCCTCTTCGCGCCAGTTCGAAGCGAGGCGGTTGATTGCCTTGAAGACGCCGGCCTTCTGCGCCGCATCACGTTCGAAGCGATGCGCCATATAGAGATCGTAGAGCTCGGCTCCACGCACGGCCCGACGGTTGTTGAAGGCCTTCCTGCACTCTGTGGTGCAGAAATGCGCTTCATCGTCGCGGGCCTGGAACTGTTCGCCGCATTCGAGGCAGATGCGCGGTCTGGGGAAGCGGATGACGGTCATTTGCCACCCCTTTCCTTCCACTCGACGCTCGCGTGCAGGATGCATCCCGCGATCAAGAACCAAGGCCATGAGCCTCGGTCGTGATAGGCGAGTACGAAGGCCGCGATGACGCAGACAGCGCTGGAGATGTTGGCGGCAATGGTGAAGGCGGCCAGTTTCATGGGCACGCCTCCGGACCCATGTCCCCGCGCAGCTGGACCATGTGACGCTTGGCGACGCGGTCGCACTGGCCATTGACCCAATTCCTGCCGGTGCCGGATTTGTGGCCCTTGATGTGACGCAGGAAGAGCGGACGAGAGCCTGCAGCTGCGCGGATGGCCGCCAGAGATGCCAAATCTGATGCCGACAGCCTCTTTTTCGCCGGCGCAGAGCTGCTATCCCGCCGATCGTCGCTGCGCGACCACGCAGCCATCGGCAAGGAGCGGACGATAGCAAGCGCGGCGAGGCTGTCGGACTGGATCATCAGAGTCTTGATGCCGGCGAGATCGCCAGAACCGGCGAGCTGCTGCAGCGCATTGGCGATGGCCGCCAATTCCGCTTCGGTGGAGTTGATCGGCTTGCCGGTCAGCGGGCCGCCGAAGATGCGGCCGCGCTCCCATTCCTCGCGCTTGGCCCATGCTCCCCATCCAGCCGACAGGGTGCGCGAGCAGTGCGAGGCGTCACAGAAGAGGGTGAGGATCATGCCGCGACCCTCCGCTCGACAGCGCGGAGCTTCAGCTTCTCATCCACCGCAAAGCCGTCAGATCGCAGCCGCTCGACGACGCGCCAATACTTCCCGTCGCGCTTGATCCGGATCGCGCTGCAGTCGATCGCAGCGTCGCCTTCGCGAATGAGACGATCGGCGCCGTCAACGTCGACGCCCTCCGCCGACATGCCGGTCATCCGCTTCCACCAGACCGCGGCCTTCTCGCCGGGCCAGCCGAACTGACCGAGCGAAATCCAATCGGTGTAGGCCTTGAGACCGACGAAATAGTCGACCCGGAGCGAGGTATTGCCGGCGGCGGAGACATGCGGACGGGCAGAGATGCCGTCGACCGTCAGCCAACGCTCCTCGACCTCGCGGACCATGACGGCCGCCTCTTCGTCCGCCCTGGCCTCATGCTTGGGTTCAACGGGCCACTGGTAGCCGCAGTCCGTGCACTCCATCGTGCGCAGGGCGACGAGCTCACTGCACTGGGGACAGGCTTTCGCCCGGACCGTGTCGACCTCGGTCTTCTCGCTCTTGCCGGTCTCCTGGCCTCGGCCAAGAATTTCGATCGCATCGACCGGACCATGGCGGCGGACATTGCCGCTGTAGTCGAGGACGAGGCAGTTATCCTTGCCGGAGGCGAGCCGCGTGCCGCGACCGAGCATCTGCACATAGAGGCCGGTCGACAGCGTCGGGCGCAGCATGGCGATGAGATCGACATGCGGAGCGTCAAAGCCGGTCGTCAGCACGCCGACGCTGGTCAGCGCCCGGAGCTGGCCGGCCTTGAAGGAGCGAATAGCGCGGTCGCGCTCGTCCTTCGGCGTTTCGCCGGTGACACTGGCGACGGCAACGCCATGGCTGGCGAGTTCGGCGCGCACCGTCTCACAGTGGTCGACGCCGGAGCAGAACAATATCCAGCCGCGACGGTCTTGCCCGCGCACGAGGATATCGGCGACCGCCGCCTTGACGAGCGCGTCCTTGTTGGCTGCCGCCTCGAGCGCGCTGGCCTTGAACTCGCCGCCCAGCTTGGCAATGCCCCGAGCGTCGATGATGCCGACTTCGATGTTCGGTGATTTCAGCGGCGACAGGAAGCCGTCGCGGACACCCTCGCCGATGCCGTAGGAGTAGACGATGTCATCGAAGAGCCGGCCGTCGCCCTCGTTGAGGCGGCCCGAGTCGAGGCGGTAGGGCGTCGCGGTGAGCCCAACAACGCGCAGATCGGGCTCAACCTCCCTCAGCTTGTTGATCAGGGTGAGGTACATGCCGTCGCCGGAGCGCGGCACAAGATGCGCCTCGTCGACGATCACCAGGTGGCGCTTGCCGAGCGAGTAGCCGTCCTGCTTGAAGACGGACTGGATCGACGCGAACAGCACCTGCGAGCGCAGATCGCGGCGCCCGAGGCCAGCGGAGTTGATGCCTGCCGGGCATTGCGGCCAGAGGCGGAGCGTGGCGCGCAGGTCCTGCTCGACCAGCTCCTTGACATGCGTCAGCACGAGCGCACGGGCGTCGTAGGTTTCGACGACGTCGCGGGCGAGCTGGGCAAGCACGACGCTCTTGCCGGTTCCGGTCGCGAGATCGACGAGCGGGTTTCCGCCGCCGCGATCCCAATAGGCATGAACAGCGTCGATCGCCTCGCGCTGATAGGGGCGAAGCTCGGTCATGGCCGGCGCTCCACATGAGGCCAGTCGCCATACACCTCGTCGGACGTTTCAGAGCTTGGACGCGAGCGTGCGACCCAAAGAGCGCCAAGGATGATCAACTCGAAGACGATCGTGACGATGCAGCCGAGAACGAATGCTTCCCAGGCGGTCATGCCAGCACCTCGTAGAGGCTGGCGATGCCGGCGAGCGGGATCATCGCGAAAAGGACGATCGTGGCCGCGAGCTCGCCGATCCGGTCTCTGGCCCAGACATTGACGATCCTGCCGTCATCGACCGTGCGCTCTTCGATCACGATGGCGAACGGCTTGACCTGCCGCGCGCCCAGCAAGGCATTGCACTCGTCGGCACGACGCTGACAGGCGATCTCGTCGCCGTGCCAGGGCATGAGCGGCACAGCATGGCGATGGATGGCGCGGGCGATAACGCCTGCCTCGGCAAGCGTCGGGGCCGGGACCCAGTAGGTGACGGTTTTCATGGCCGTCACTCCGCCGCGATCAAGTAGCGGGTGATGTCATCGCTCGCGGCGATGCGAGCGAGGCTGGCGTCGAGCTTGGCGAGGCAGTCGGCGAAGAACGTCGCCTTGTCCTCGCGGTCGAGGCGAAGGCACTGCTCCTGGCAGTACACCGCCGCATCGTATTCGCCGTGGCCGTAGGCGGCCGGGGCCGGAAACACGTAAGCCTCGCGCTTCGGCATCAGCGCCTTGCAGATGCCGTCGACGAACGCGGCGGCAGCGCAGAACAGCTCGGTGTGATTGAAGGTGGTCGCGCCCATCACACCACCTCGACCGGCTGACCGTCGCGGAGCGTGTAGAACACGCCGGCCTTGATCCCGCCCAAGCCGGCGACGCCCGCCCAAACGTGAATGATCTTGCCGTGATCCGGGCCGAAGTCGTCGATCCGCTCGACGAGGAAGAGCGCCGATCCTTCGACGGCCTGCGCCTTCCCGTTGAAGCCTGACGCCATCGCCGCCGAATGCTTACCGAGAGCCGAGGCGGCGCCCTGATAGCCAGTGGCCGAGGCGGCGCCCCGATTGCCAGTGGCCGAGGCGGCGCCCTGATAGCCAGTGGCCGAGGCGGCGCCCAGTTCGCCAGTGGCCGAGGCG